GCTTCGTCATCGCTTATATGCTCAAATTCAGAGTATCTAGCATAGCGCTTATAATCACTATCACAAACTGGCGCACAGTTGATAAGTGCTTGCGAAGGACTTGAACAACCTTGACCGCTGCCATTATCGCGCGTCCATGCACCCCACGCAGCCAACTTTACTTTAACGTCTCTATCGATTACATCGCTCATATTTAATCTCTCACCCATTTAAGTTCGTCTGGTATCGTCAATGTAAAATCATTTGCGTAGCAGTAGCGCTCAATCTGATCTAAGTAATCGGTCATCTGCTTAACGCTTGCATCTGTCGTACTGGTTTGTCTAATCACATGAGCTGATATCTTGTCGTAATGTTCTCTATCCATAGATTTTAAGACTTTGACTGAATCGCACATTGCTGCGTATTGGGCATCGTCTCTATAAAATATCGTGACCAAAAACTTATACTTGAAGATATGGTGTGCTCTTTGCTCGCTATCGCCTGTATGTTCTGCCCACTGACTAACCCATTTCCAGTACAACCTGTTTTGCGCTAGTGAGCGTTTGCGCTTGGCTGGCTGTATAACTACCTCTAGCACCTCGTCGCTGTCCTGTTGAGCCATAAACAATGCTTTGATACAGTTATCACGTACCTCGTCGTTTACAAGCCTAAAATAGAGTGGCTTCGTCTTGCTCGATGTCATTCAGCACCTCATTGATAAAGTTGAGCTTCTTTAAAAACCAATCCAACTGCTGCTGTCTTGTCTGCTGCGATAAATTTTGATCTAAACTGCTATGGCACGAATGGCATAGCGGAATTGTGTAGCGGTCATCTGCTTTTATCCCTTTGCCCTTGCCGTGTGCGCTAAAGTTGCTATGCGCTGCTTGGCTTCGTGGACTTGCACCGCATTGGCAACAAGGTAGCGACCTGATAGCATCAAGCCGCTTTGAATCTCTATTGCTCACTTTCTAGCCTTGCGATTTCAGTCAATAGCGAGTCATACGCTTGCCACCATCGATTGTTGACAATATTTCTCATAACATCGGCTATAAACGGCTTACCCTGCTTATCCCTGCTATCCGCTATCGCCTCACCTTTTCGCTGCACCAACCAATGAACCCTATCGTTACCAGTTCTATGTCTAGTCCAAGACCTTTCGGCATACCAAGCCGCTTTTTTTAAGTCCTCAATTAGATTGCCTTTTCTGCCAGCTCGATAAACGTACTTGAAACTATTTCCTTCGCAAAATCGCATATGCTGCGTCACTTCGATACACTCAATTCCTGACGCATCTTTGTAGTGTCGTGGGTGGTTTACCATGTCTAACTGCAAATCATACTTGCTTAAAAAATCATCTTCAAACCATTCAAATTTGTTTTTAGGGTCGCCCAACCAGTACGTTTCCACTCGCAAATCACTAGCGTCAGAGACAACCAGTATTGCTGTTTTACTCTTCTTACAAACCCAAACGCTACCAATCTTAATATCACTCATTGCCCTTACTCCTAATCGCTCGCTCAATAAGCTTGTTTTCTTTCTCGCTAGCACTTGCATCACTTGCAACTTGAAACGACTGTACAACCCACTCATGACCGTTTAACAACGTATTATTCATAGAAACTCCAGTTCATCAGTGCTTTGAAAATAACTTCTTCCATTTCATACCTGTGCTCTATAGCTGCCATCTTCACTATTTTTTCCTTGTTTCTGATATAGGCGTTATGAGCTTCAATCTCTGTTTCAAAAAAGCCAAGATTTCTAACAATCCCCGAACTTTTTATGCGAGCTTGAAACAACCCTTTCTGCTCTCTGTAAGTAACGCCAGTTAAGCTTTTTGAGTTCGATGCTGACAGATTTGTCAAGATCGTATTGATTTTGGCTGGAACTAATGAGCAAGTTTCTTTTGAATAAATCTTATTACCTCTAAACATCAGGTCTTTATCTAAGTGGTAATCCAGACCATAATAATCATGGCTTGTGTACCACTTAGCGAAATTTTGGAAGTCGTGCCACTCATCAGCTACAGTGCAACCAATGTAAGTTGGTATCTTCTCTTGAATTTTCTCGTCATAGCACCGTCGCAACATACCTCTCCATACCTCGTAAGCTACTGGATGGTCTTTCGAGGAAAATTCACCTACCCCAAAGTAACCAACTCCAAAAGATGTGATTCCGTAAGGGTTTTTTATATTGCCATCCATAAGAGATTTGATCATTGTTGTTGCCTCGTAAGCCATACTGTCGTTAAATCTAACCAATACCTTTTTGTAACCATCTATACTTAAAACCGTTACATCACCTCCGCGTTTTGTTGGTAAGACATCCCCAACTTTTACACCACCAAATCTTCCGTCCTTGCAGCTCATCATTGTTATTTTTGGGTTATTCATTGGTTGCCTCGTATTTCTCGAAGTGGAAAACAACATCAATGTCAGTCTCAATCACCAATCCGTATCTCTTAGCTTTCTGATAAGTTAAACTATCTCTATTCAAGCATAAAATTTTGTTAGCAATCATCGAACGCCAATCCTCAATATCTAAACTGCTTTTATCGTTGTTGCATGGCTTGCAACTTGGCATCATGTTTTCTAGCGTGTCATTTTCCGGGTTAATGTAATCTGTAAATACTTGCTTTCCATTCTTGGTAATCCAATTGCGTTTGATCGCAATAAAATGATCAGCATCCCATTTATCGCCCAGTTTTTCACCACAGTAAGAGCATTGACCGTCATATTTACTCCTTAATTCTTCACGCTGTATTTTTGTTAACTTCATCGACCTATCCCCATGTAATCCAGTAACTCGTTAAACGCTTCGTTATATCCGCTTCTTATCACTGCAAGGTATCCCTCGTCTGAGAGCATCTGTAAGCGTTCCTTTTGTTCTTTTGATACTACGCCCCCACTTTCATCTTTAAGCTCAATACGCAAGCCGTGGTAGCCATTACGGGCTATGTCTATGATTAAGTCTGGGTAACCTTTTCGCACTCCACCATGTTTAAGACCTGCACCAACTCGTTTGCTACGTTTACCGCCATTTGCAGCGTGGACGATGTAATCTGATAGTGTCCTGCCCTTGTAAGGTATTTTTCCAGCATCGCGGATTATCTTGTTTTGTATTTGCTGCTCTGATAGCTCGGTCATTTGGCAGCCTCCGTAGGCATAAAGTCTTTTTCAAAGTGGCTGATACTGCTCACGCTATAAACCTGCCCTGTCTTTATGCACTTAGAAACAATAATTCCGCCTTTATTTCTAATCACCTCAACCTCTGTAGGTTCAATAGGTCTTGTTACCCACTTACTTCCAATTTCAATACTCATATCAACCCCTAATAATCTGATTAAAGCTCTTACGGCTCATAGTCTCTTTAGTGCCATCGCTGTACGTGATAATCACAGTATCGCTCTTAACCCATTCTTCTTTTTGCACTGCTTTCTTGTTGTAGATGTTTGTTTTCATACCTTGATCCTATCTATCGCGCTATGTCTCCAATTTGAGGTATTGAACCCACTGCCTGCTTTTATGTGTCTAAATTTTTCTGACATAGGGAAATATTTGTGATAGCCCCAATAGCCGCCGCTTTCGTCAAGATACCTCGCCTCAACATCAAATAACCCTGCTATGCCGTTACTACCATTCACTGCTGCGCTCTTTACCCAAGATGGCTGACCACTGAATATCGCTTGCGTTAGTTCTTTCATGCGCTCATTCTCCGTAGTTCTGCTAATTTGGCTGTGATCTGCTTGTCCGTGTCGCTACCCGCTTTGATCGCTGTATGCTCGTATGCGACCTGATGCGTTTCAGGTACTTTAAAATCTGCACCTTTGCTATGCTCATTACAAACTATCGGATAGTGCTGTTGCCAAGATTTATAACTAATCGATTCAGGCTGTGTCTTGAGCTGCCACTCACCGACTCGTTTTGCTGTCTCTAGCGTTACTTCGTGCTTGTAGTTGCCTTGTGCGGCTTCCATGTATGCGGTGTGCATTTCAGGGTAGTTACTGGCTGTCTCTGTGCGTCCTAGTTTTAAAAAATCTACTGGGTGTGTCGGTGGCCACTCGTGTCTAATCGAAACGCGCTTAGCTAAATTAAATTCTTGATCCGTGGTATTCATGTCGTTCAAAACAATAAGCCAAACTTTCACAGTGTCCATGTCCCAATCTTCATCTTTCATTTTTGAGCGATAGAGCTTTTTCCAGCCTTTGAACAAACTAGCTATGCTCGCCTTGGTTAACAGCTCGCCCTCGTTGTGCTGACTCTGCTGCGAGCTGTGCGTCAAGTCTGTCTGCGTAGATGTCTGCTTGTGAGCGTTTTGGCTGATGCTGGCTGTTAGCTGATTGAGTGTTTGCATTGTTATTCCCCTGATAATTTGTTTGCTGTGGTTTTGGCTGTGCGTTCAGATACCAATCAGCGTTAAACCCTTTCCAAGCTTTACCAATCCAAAAAGTAATTATCTGGTCGAGTGTGTGACCAGTGGATTGTTGAGATTTTGCTAAACCGTTGAATACTGTTGTCCAAGCTGTTTGACTATTCGACGACTTGGTTTCTTTTCTAAGTATCAATAAATCATTCCAAATCTGATCAGATACTGATTCGGGTTTTTCAGGTGAGTAAGATTTAGGAGGTTGTTTTTTTGGTTTACTTTCATTAGAGTTTTTCTTTAAAGGTTTTTCTTTCTTTTCTTTATTACGTCCCATATTTTGACCTAGTTGATGGTCATATCTTGGGAATCTAATGGTCATATCTTGGGAATCAAGATTTTGGGAATCAAGATTTTTAGTTAGTTTTTTAGCATTAAAATCAGCAATATTTTCATAGTTCAAACTATAAATAGTCGTCGTTCTTTGCTGTCTTTTTTGGTCTAAAAACCCAAATTCAATTAACTCTTTAACGGCTTTTGAAACTGTGTTTTTACTCATATTGCAGTTAGATTGTAGGAACGTATTTGATAGTCCTTTATCGTCATTACCGTAACCGTCAATCATCCTTACCATTCGCATCAACACGCTAAACGCTATAGGCGATAAGAACGGCTGTGCGTCAAATATCTTGTTATCTACTCGCGTATAGCCTGTCTCTTTCATTGTCTGCCTCTTAATCGTTTGCATTACGCGGCCCCCTCACTAGCTAGACGCTCAATTACCCACGCCTCACCTTTGAGGCTGAATAACGGCTGTGAGTAGCCCATATCGGTTTGTTTCATCTCGCCAAGCCCTTTATCGACAAACCATTGCTTAAACGCTCTACCGCGCTTTAAGGCTTTGTTATAAACGCCTATCTCATCAAGTACACGATTCAACATCACAGCAGATAGACCAATCTTTTGACCAACCTGTGTGGCTGTGAGTAGTGTGTGACGGTCAACTACCTTGTCGTAATGTGCGACCTTTGGTGCGTCCTGCTCAATCTGTAACGCTTGATTAGCTGCAAGCTGTAATGCTTCGCCTAGTGTTTGTGGTATCTGATGTGATGGTGCTACTGGCTCTGATGCTCTACGCTCAACATCAATAAAGTATTGACGCGCTTGTTTGCCTTTATCTGAGCGCTGGATCATTGATATTTCTTTTGCCATATCAATTGTTATAAAAAAGTCCTGAAGGGATTGACGCGCTAGGGTGTTAAATACTTCGCACCCTACATAATCTTGAGTTTCAATAAAGCCATACTGCAACTGACGTTCAAACCAACTTGAAAACCGTTCAGTTGGCTGAAGGAAGTCGTAAAGTTCGCGCGCCGATACTGCTTGCTGTAAATCATTATTTTCTTGAATAGTTGGGAATTGCATGGCATAATCTCCGTTGTTGCTACTTGAGTTGTTGATATTCATGTCGTAATACTCCAGTTAAGTTTGTTGAAGCCCTCAGTTGCATCTGATGGGCTTTTTTATTGCGCTTCGATTAATTTGTAGCTCACGATAGTCCTGCCTTCTTTGATTGGTTTTATGCGATACCCCAGCGTCTTTGCTTGTCTTATAATTCTTTGCAGATATACTTTTGATAATTTAAAATCTTTAACCTCGTAGACCCCCTTTGCTTTTATTTCGTCTAAAAATAACTGACCCCTCTGACTTGGCATCTGCGTTTTCTTGTCTGCTTTTTGCTTGTCTTTGCGCCATTTTGTTATCTGTTTAGCGATTGCTTTAGCGTTATCAGCGTCTTGATGTCTAACGTTAGTCATTGCTATCTTGTGATCGCGCTTTGCTTGTTTGACCAGTTTTTGATGCTCGGCTTTACTAAGACCGCCATGCTTTAAGTGTCTTGTGTCTGCCACACTTTGGATTATTCCGCCATTTGGCTTGTCCTCTGCGCGCAGATAATCAATGCTATCGACTACGTGCGCGGGTATAGATGTCGCGCTCTTTTTCGGATAACGCTTAAATACCGGAAAATACTGCTCTTGTAATGACATAACTACCTCTGTGCAATATGAATTAGTGTATAAACGGCTATTGCTGCTGCTGCGATAACGATTACCAAGTGCTTAATGCTGTGCCAAAACTGGGCGTTGATATCGCGTTTGCGCTGCTTTTCTTCTTCGATGGTTTCCATGTTTTTAGCCTTTAATTGCATTTGCTCATCTTGTGAGTCATGCACTAGAGATAAATGTGCTGCGTAATCACTTTTCATTAACTTGCTCCAATGGGGGTTCTAGTGTCGGCTGACCCGATAGTGCCAACCTGCACACTGTCACGCTGTTTTTCTTTCGCTCGCTTGGCTTGCCTAATCTCTAGCAAGTCGAACGCTGTGTTTTCTGCTATTGCATCGTCTAAATCTTTCATACTTAACGTCCTTGTAAGTGTGGATTGTCTTTGGCGTGTTTACGCTTAGCGTGGTTGCTTAGAGATTGCAGTGCTGACATAGCGGTCTGTATTTTTGGCAGTAAGCGGTCTAACTCGTTGCAGCTGATACGGCCATCTTCTAGTGCCTTGTGTATTTCAGTCATAACATCACCTTGGCAAGCTGACGCTGACAATGCGGTCATGATGAGCTCGTCTTTGGTAGCTTCACCGCTTACTTCGCAATACACGCCACCAAGACGGTGAGCCATAGCTTGGATAATGCTGTGGTCATTGGTAAATTCCATAATCGTGACCGCTTCATCTAAACGCAGATGGTGAGTGTCACAGTTAGGATTAACCTTGCTGTTTAGTACGTTGCTAGACATACCCATACGAGCTGCGATAGCGACTGAACCGCCATGCTTAGGGTTATGTACTGTCTTGTGTGCTGCGTCTTCTACTTGCATTTGCGTGTCCTAAGTGTTCGTAAAAACGTTTTGTGTAAGCCTTTCTTTCTGTAAAGTTAATTACAAGGAGTTAGGCTGGTTCGGCTTCTGTTAGCGGCTGTGGATCCTCTGATAAAAAAATATCTCGGTGCTCAAGCATTACTTTTGACGGTATGCCGCGAGTTAGCCAGTTGAAAACACATTGGTAAGTGACGCCGAGATAATCCGAAACAACGCCAACTCCGCCAAGCTTCATAATTAGCTCTTTGTCAGTCATGATTTTTCCTTTAATCGTTTTGTTTAGTAGATATTAAACAAAATGTTTAATAAGGTCAAGTATTTGTTTAACAAAATGCTGTAAATGTTTGTTTTAATAAGAAAAACTTAAACAAGGTGTTTAACTATGAGTGATACACACCCAACTATGGCAAGAGTTTTTGAGCAGACAGGACTAGAGCCGTCTGCCATTGCATTAAAAATAAATGCATCGCCACAGAACGTAACCAATTGGTCTAAACGTGGAATATCAAAGAAAGGCGCGATGGATGTATCGCGAGTATTTGGTTTGAGCTTGGATTGGGTTTTAACAGGCTCTGGCGAAACTAAGAAGCCAAGTCGTGATGACTTGATGCAGCAAATTAAAGATATAGAGAGCGGCTCTAAAAATCCGACAGCACAAGGCACTGTTGGCGCAATAATGTCTAGCAGCTCCAGTATGGTGCCTATTTTGAGCTGGGTAGCGGCTGGTAGCTGGTCAAACACTGAGCCAGTAACGATGGATGATGTGATAGGCGAAGCTCCTAGACCGCCCAACCTATCTAAGCTAGGCTTTGCGCTAAGGGTTCAAGGTCGAAGTATGATGCCTGAGTTTAAGCCTGATGATGTGATTTACATTGAGCCGCAAACTGGGTTATTTGCGCTTAAAGATAGTGATCTTGTTGTCGTCCAATGCAATGACGATACAGATGCAACTTTTAAGCAGTTAGTAATAGGCGAGACTTTTGATGATATGTACCTAAAGCCATTAAACCCTGATTGGCATGAGCAGAAAATGCTACCAATTGGCGAATGTAATTTAGTTGGTAAGGTGGTGGGTAAATATGCGGAATACTAATGACTGGGCTTACATATGGGTTTGCCGTCTTATAAGACAATCTGAACCAGTGGTTGATTTGCCGTTTGGTTGGTGCGTCTATAGAGAGGCATTAGACTGGGATTAAAAGCACTCAATATTAAAATCAGCCGTCCTTTATAGGGCGGTTTTTTTACGCCTTTAAAAAATCATTATGTTTAAAGAATTTAACATTTTGTTTAAAAAACTGTTGACACAGTTAAACGTTTTGTTTAATATTACACACATCGCAACAAGAACACCTGAGCCGACGAGGCGCGATTAATTATTTAACGTACCTGAGACAACAAGAAGTTCCGAAATTACTAGCAGCATGAACTTGCGCTGTTAGTGCTTTATGAACCAACGGTCTATGACCACAACCGAGGATAGAGATATGACAGATGTAGAGGTTTATTGGACTGAGCTACAAGAGCTTGGCAGAAAACACGATGAAAGAATCTGGGATAAAGAAGGCTGGTGCGAACCATTTTTACTTGAAGGTAAGACCGCTCAAGAAGTTTTTTATGAGGAATTTCCTGAGCATAAAGCTAAATAGCTAGTAAGTCATAGCCGTTTTAATCGACGGTTATCGCGTACTAACTAAGGAGATAAGGGTATGAAAACCATTAATCGAGATGACATTAACGAAGAAGTTTACTGGGCTTGGCTCTGCTCTAACTGCCATAACATGAGCGATGTGTTTGATGAATCGGAATTCAAAGACACCGTAGTTTGTGACCATTGCTATGAAGTGTTTACGGTAATAGACGACTAAATAACGCCCACAAAAAAAAGCCCTGCGATTGGCGGACACCAGACAGGGCTTTACTTAAACAAGCGAGGTAATTATGACACATCTAACGATAGATACACAAACTTACGACTATCAGATTAACGAGCAGAGCAGTAGCAAAGATGGATATTTTGGCTTTGACGGCAATGAAATAACAGCTCAAATCAGATTTACATCAGACGAGTACGGCAATGTTAAGACGCTTAATGTAATGGCTGCTTATGACGACTACGGCAACGATACAAGCTACACGATAGACGATAGCGACTATCAAGCAATAGCAGACCAAATCGAGCCGATGCTATGGGGCGAAAGCGAAGCATACGAGACTGAACACGGTCTACGAAATTCAGACTTAATCAGCGACTGGGCATAAGGGGAACGTTATGAAACTTTGGGAATTAGCATTTTATGACCATGGTGTCTATTGCACTGAAAGACACTGGGGCTACACACGTATGCAAGCGCGAAGTCAGGTTACTGGAAGATTAAAGCGTGAAGTGAAGTTTGAAGTTGAGCGAGTGGTTGATGAAAGCGAGGTGGCGTAATGAGCATGTACGCAGTGAACACCCTAAAAGACAACATGAATGTCGAGGTCATGGGTTTAACCCTACCTCTTGACCTCAATTGGGCTGATGGAATGATCGGAGCTATACCAGTATTCAAAGATAAAGAAAGCGCCCTAGCTTATGCGAATGGTAACGAGTCGCTGCTAACGAATGTGACGGAGGTAGCTCAATGAAACAGCTAACGCAAGCGATATTCAAAGATGCGCCTGACTGGGTTAAGAGCGCGGCAACAGATGAAGATGGCAAGGTGTTCGGCTATGAGTGCGAGGTTTATTGGCTTGGTTTCGAAGAGGATGCAGGTTACTGGTTTAGCCGACATGAAGATTTAAAATTAGCCGTCCTTATTAGTAGTAAATGCGAGGTTTCTGACTGGAAAAACAGCGCAATCGATAGGGAGGTATCAGCATGAACTACTACATAGCGGTACCAGCAGCTTTGATTATTGCTCTAAACGTTTGGCTTGCAATACCCGCTTTAGCGACTGTTGAGCGCAACAATCAAGCAGTCGTTGAAGAGCACAAAGACTTTTATCAAATTAACGATGACTACGAGCAGTCAGAGCAAGCAAAGACAGTCAAGGCTGCGAATGAGAGTTTACGCAGAATACGGGGTGGGTTATGAGTCACCAATGGCAACAATTTGACCACCACGACACGAAGCGATGCTTACTGAGTGATGATGAGGCAGCGTTATTAATCAAGGCATGGCAGCAGTCAGGTAGCTTTGAGGACAATATCAAAGAGTTAACGAGTAAGGAGAATTGTCATGAGTACAAATAGCAATTTATCAGTATGGAATAAGGTTAGCCAAGCGCCAAACCACTTCTTAAAAACTATCGAGTTTGGTTATCTGAAAGGCAAAAGTGACATCAACCCTCAATGGCGACTAATGGCCATGACACAGGCTTATGGTCAAGTGGGTCATGGTTGGACTTATCGCATTGTACGCCTATGGTCTGAGACTGGCGCAGATGGTCAGATGATGGCTTTTAGTGAGGTTGCAGTCAAAACCAAAGTAGATGGCGAATGGGGCGAAGATTTTAGTGGTATTGGTGGCTCAATGATATGTCAGATAGCAAACAGCAAGCTAAAGTCGAATGATGAAGGTTATAAAATGGCAACCACTGACGCGCTAAGCGTGGCTTTCAAAGCGGTAGGTGTGGCTGCTGATATTTATCTTGGTAACTTTGACGGTAGTAAGTACAAGTTTGATTACAGCGCAGCGTATAACGAGCCAGTACCGCCAAAGCCAGTAGTGCTACCAGACTTAGAAGAGGTTCGCGAGCAAGGTGCTATTGATGCTATGAAAAGCGACCCTAAATGGACTTTAGATAGAATTAAAAAAACATACTCACTCACACCTAAACAGCTAAAAAGATTTGAGGAGGTGTCTAGCAATGCGGCTTAGATGCTCAAGTCTTGACAACATCATGACCAATGGGCGTAGTAAGACTGGTTTGTCTGCTACTGCTCAAGCGGTCATTAAAGACATGGTTGATAGCGAGCTATACAACACGCGCCTATTCATTAGTAACAAGTATTTATCAAAGGGTATCGAGTGCGAAGATGACAGCATCGAGTTATTCAACAACGTATTTTTTAAAAGTCTTATTAAGAATACTGACCGGATTACTAATGATTTTATAACTGGTGAATGTGACCTGATCGACGGTGACACAATTATTGATATAAAAACAAGCTGGTCACTCAAGACGTTCGCAGAGCAGCGCAGAAAATCAACGTGCTATGAATGGCAGCTAAGAGGCTATATGTGGCTGTACGGCAAAGATAAGGCTTGCACAGCGCATTGCTTAGTCGATACACCTAAAAACCTTTGCAAGTATGAGACTGATATACACGAGTTTAGCCACATAGCAGCGCCAGATAGAGTGATTATCGGAAATGTGATTGAGCGTGACGCAGAGCTTGAGAAATTGATTGTCGAGAAATACGAGGCGTGTCTGGAATACAGAAACGAATTAATAGAGCAATTTAAAAAAAACGGTAGAAAACTGCCATAACTTAAAGAGAGAAATATCATGATTAACGTAACAGTAGCAGGTCGTTTGGGTAAAGATTCAGAATTGCGTCAAGCGGGAAGCTCGCAGGTATTGGGCTTTAGCGTAGCAGGTGATACAGGCTTTGGTGATCGTAAGCAGAGCCATTGGTTTAGTTGCTCACTATGGGGCAATCAAGGTGCAGCATTGCAGCAGTATCTTTTAAAAGGTCAGCAAGTAACAGTCATCGGTGAGTTTTCAGAGCGTGAGCATAACGGCACAGCCTACAAGGAATTGCGAGTTAATAGCGTTGAGCTGCAAGGTGGTGGACAACAACAGAGTCAGCAACAGAGCAATCAACAAAATAATCAGCAGCAAGGCCAACAGAACCAACAGCAGCAAAATAACAATCAGCAAAGCTATAACAATCAGCAATCAGCTCAACAACCGAATAATCAACATCAGAACCAAGCGCCTGCAATGAATGGCGGTGGTGCAGTAGATGACGATATTCCATTCAATCGCTTTTATGATGGTCAAATGTAAATAACAGAATAACCAGTTACACCCAGCTCAGGGGGCTAATACTGAGTGGTTATCTCGCTAGTAGTGACCAATAACGCTAGCAGCTTAGATTGACCTACGTGACAGGTCATCTATTTACTAATGAGGATAATAAGAATGAGTAATTTAAGAGATTTGAAGTGGCATGAGCAGCAAGGTCGGTTTTTTACTAAGTCACCAATAACAGAGTATGAGATTGTTAATGGTGGCGATAAGCATAAGGTTTACTACACTAAAAGAAGCGATAATTTCACAAGAGAGGCAACTGGCTTCTCAACTGTTGAAGATGCTAAACACAATGGGCTTGGAATCACTACAGCGAGAAGATGCAGCCGTATGTTGTGCCCGACTCTATCACTGATATTGCAAACTGGTTTAAAGCTGCGAAGCCTGAGCCGACCAATGCGGATATATGTACGCAGATCGGCTGCCATTTTGAGGAATTTGCTGAGAACCTAGAAGCTATAAATGGCAATGCAGATGACATACACGATGATGCTAATGATTTGAAGTCAGCAGGTAAGACTTTACCACAAGCTGATATAGACCAATTCGTATCATTGATTAAACCATTGGAACTACTAGACGCGCTATGCGACCAAATCGTAACCGCTACTGGTGTGGCTTATATGATGGGCTTTGATATTGAGGGCGCACTAAAAGAGGTCGTACGCTCAAACAATAGCAAGATGGTCAAAGGTAAGTTTGAGTTTGACGATAACGGCAAGATTGCCAAACCTGATAGTTATAGCGAGCCTGATTTGACGCCATTTATTAGCACCATGCAAAATCTGCATAATGCAAGCGAGGTGACGAAGTGAAAGTTGAATTTGCAGTAAGCGCAGGTTTGCATTTTCGCGAAGTGGAGGTAGTCGAGCTTAGCGACGATGCAAGTGATGAAGAAATAAGCCAAGAATACATCAACTGGGTTTTTGAACAAGTTGATGGTGGTTGGGAAAAATTAAGCGAGGTGACAGATGACCAATGATAACGAACTAAACCCGAACCACTATACATCACTTGCGAATGTCGCTAAGATGTACGATGTGAGTACAAGCACATTAAGGCGATATTGGAAAAAGGGAGAATTTCCCGAACCGATCATCTTATTCAGCAAGAACTATTTTAAGAATAGCGATTTAATAAAACACAATGCAGAAATAGAAAACAAAGAACCCGCTTAAATGCGGGTTTTTTATGTCTAGTGGTAATCAAAATGGTAATCAAAATCTATATTAATAATAATAACTGTATAAAAATCAGTATCTTACAAACAATAACGACCCACTATAGTAGCAGGTCTCTCTTTAATAAATG